TGAGGTATGTCTAAGCTAATAAACTCTATTAGGTTGTTCTTTAGGTTGTATTCAGAGTTAGACTTATTGTGGTCAGCTTCTGAGTAGATGTTATGCTTTTTAAGGATGTCTAAGAAATCTCTCATTACTGTAGCTCTAAGAGATGGAAAGGTCTTTCTACATATTGTTATGGTCTTTCCCTCGTGTCTTGCACAGTAGTCAAATATAATCCACAAAAGGATGTTATAAGTCTTACCTGACCTAGTCCCACCCTGATGTGCTATTATCTTATGATTGTTATTTACTAAACTCCTATATACCTTATTGGTTTGAATCCTCATTAGGGTCTATGATTTCAATTTCTATTTTAGTTGGAAAGCCTCCATCTATCTGATGCTCTTGTCTTTCTACATAGCCTCTGTTCTTACCTTTGGTTTTTAAATAGAATAAGATTTCATTTGTCTTATTAGCATCTATGTTTTCAAATAGTTTGTTTTCTACATAGTCTATCCTAGCCTCATCTATCTCTACTATCCTTTGAGCAAACTCCTCATCATTCTTTTTCCATTCATAGAAAGTGTATCTTGATATGTTAGCAGATTCACAAGCCTCTGATATTGTTCTAGAGACTTTATAGGATTTTATGAATACCTCTTTGTCTTTCATTTTGTTAGTTTTGTTAGGTTTTATTATATAACGTATTGTTAATTAAACCGATACCTCTGCTTGTTTATCTCTCTCATACATCATTGTCACTATTTTATTTAGCCTCTTGATGTTATTAGGACTTAGATAGTTTAGGTTTTGTTTTATCATAGACTTCTGCATCTTAGTGTGTGGGTTAGTATCTTGGAAACTTTCCAACCACTTATCTATCCTGTCATTGTATCTCCTATAGGTCTCAAAGTTCTTTAGAGCGTGTAAGGCAGTTGCGTGGTCATATGGTTTGCCGTTTGATTTATAGAATCTTGATAACTCTGCTAGAGTAAAGTTCAGATTATTGTATAACAAAAATGTTAGAGTTGCTCTTACATCTATGTACTCTCTTTTCCTTGTGTGTCTAAAAGGGTCTAGTCCTGATAGTTCCTCTAGTTCTTTTGCTACTTCTATAGCGTCTTGTATTTTCTTCATATCTCCTCTTGATTATAATATTCCCTCTAAATAATATCCATCTATATCTACACCATCTATAAAGAATGTCTTGTAGGTTTGTATGGCTTTCTCAGTCTTTTGCTCCCCTGAAAAGTAGAAATCATCTGAGCAGTGATATATGCCAATATCTAGACTTCCCTTTGCAATGGCAATAAAAGTAAAATCCTTAGGCTCTATATTGAATAGATTGCAATAGAGATAGCATTGCATATCGTATGAATATTTCTTTGCACTGTATGGGAATGAGGCTAGGTCTTGAGTACTTTTAAGGTCGCAAATTCTACCCTCTCCTAATATATCAGCTTTACCTCTAAAAGGGAATCCCATTACTTCCCCTATTGCAGGAACTTCAAACTTTGACTTAATCAGGTAGCTCTTTGCAGTCTCATTCTTATAAAAAGCATCAGCCATTCTCTCTGCATCTTTTTTCTCTTTCTTGGTAAATACCTTTCCGTGTTTCTCTTTGGCTAACTTATAAGCCTTAGAGTTCTTAGATTCTACATCTACAAATACTTGAGAGTCAAATACCTCAGGTTCTAGTATAGCGGTGTGGAATAACCATCCGTCTCTTAGTGCTTGTGATTCAGGAGAACCATACTTAGTAACATAAGTGTATGTCTTTGGACTTCCTATTAGCATCTTAGCACTTGAACTACTCAAAGCAGCTTTACTTAAATACCCATAGTAGAACTCATCTGACATCATATTGTCTAGCAGTTCTTGTTTGTCCCATTCTTTTCCGTCTAATAGTCTAATCTTGCTCATCTATCTTAATTATTAATTGTTTTAGTATTTCAGGGTTTGATACTACACCTTGTGAGTTAGGGAAGTTGTAAATTACATACCATTTACCATTTATTGTCTTATCACTATCACAAGATAGTATATCTCCTTTGGTGTAGTTGTAATAGAAATCATAGTCGTTTTTATAGAATCCTAGTTCTACTAGTAGTTCTTCTGTCATAATCCTAGTTTGTTTTTCATTTCTAGATTCTTAACCTGTTGCTCTAGTTGTTCTATTCTCTCATCAGCTTTCCTTGCTCTATCTACTGCTCTAATCTTGTCAGCTATTGACTCAGATATAATCCTGTCAAAAGAAAACCTCTCATCCTCTAGTGCTTGAATGTATCTTAATTGTCTAAATAAAGCATCCTCAAAAGCCTTTAGCTCCTTACTCTCTGACTTCTTAGTCCACTTCATAACAAGTTCTAAAAGCATCTGCATATCTGCATTGTTCTGCAGCTCTAATAAGTTTCTGTCTACTTTGTACATCTGTCTATTTTTTTTAAGTCCCCATATGTCGTGCACTTACAACACAAAGATATTAAATAATTTTAATTACACAACTATTCTTCTTTATAATTATAATTGTATGGATTAAATTCTTTAGCCTCTTGGTTTCTTTTCTCTCTTACAAAAGCTATCTCTCTTTCTATATAGTCCTTAGCTTTGTATAGGTCTTGTAACTCATCATCTTTCCTTCCTGCCCTAGCTATGTACTTAACGACATTGCCCCTGTTAAATGACAGTTTGTAGTGCTGACAAAAGTCTATTACATCATAGTCTCCTGTAGCTTCATAGTGTATTGCGTTACCTCTCATTTTTAATCTTTAAGTATTTGTTATAATATTTTTTAGTATCTCGGTATTTGTACCCTTTATATATACCACCATTCCACATTCTAACTAGCTCCTCCTCTGTAGGGAATCTACAATGCTTCTTTAGGAACACCTCTTTACCATAACATAAGTAAAGTCTAAATACCTCCTCAGAGGCTTTCTCAGAGAACATCTGCTCGTGGTAGTAGTCAGTACCATAAATCCTATTAACATCCTTTAAAACGCTTCTCTGTATCTGTAGAATACCATAAGACCTACCACCATCTCCTATAGAGTCAGGATTGTTATTTGTCTCTACAGTCTTTAGGATAGTCATTATAGATACCAATGTGGATAGAATATAAATCATTTTACTACAAATTCTTTTAGTGAATCAAAAGGAACTTCATAATACGCAGCTCCCTTATTCTTTTTTATTGGGCAGTTTATAATAGTATTGTGATAAGCATAACCCATAATACTAATTACATTAGGCTCTACTGTTTCATTATATTTAACACCTATATAGACATCCTTAGGATTTCCCAATACATTTGAAACTTTAGGCATTATAAACTTAAAATAATTTTTAGTAGCTGACTTTATTTCTACCTTTTTAGAATTAATAATCATATCACAGTCGTCTATGATACCTGAATTATCTAATCCTTTAGCAGGTATATCTACATTGTAATTACTTTCTAGCCATTTACTTGTAAGCATCTCGCAAACAACTCCTCTCCAAGCCTCTACACCACTATACCTGTACTTGCCTTGTTCTATCTTTTTAAACTGTAGTATTTGATTTTTAGCAAAATCTATATCACTTTGTCTTACTTCTATATTTACTGCCATACTAATCTATCTTTAAGAAATCTGCTTGTCCGTGTTCCTTAAACCACTCTTTGTTCTCGTGGTACTTATCAATTACTGCATCTATCATTACTAGCTCATCTACACTAGAACTGGATATTTTATCTACTAAGTCCTCTAGCTTGTTTAGAACATTAGTAGTCATCTCAGGGTTATTGTCATAGATGTTATTGTAGTTGGTATTGAATACCTGCTCTAACTCTTTAATGCTTCTGTTTACATTATACTTTACTGACTCCTTATAAAACTTGCTGCCTTTTAGTGAGTCCATAGTCTCAATAAGTAACTGAGATAATAGTATTGCCTTTAAATAGTTTAGTTCTGTCATTCGTTTGGATTTATTATTGTTGCCTGTTCTTCTCTTAGCAAGTAAACTTCTTTGTTACTTCTACTCTTAGTCCATAATGTAGTATCAGGACAGTAAAGTTGTTCAGTTGGGTCTAGCTTTAACTCATTAAGCCAAAATAAATAGTTAGCCTTAGGGTCATTAACAAAGTATATCTTGACCATATCTGCAGGCATATCCATTAGCTTGTCATATTTGAGCTTCTCTAGCATCTTGGTCTCATAGTACTTTTTTCTGAACTTCATTTCTATTACACAAGGATGACCCTTAGGGGTTTCTCCTACTGCGTCATAGTGTTCAAAGCCACCACCACACCAATCTAAGTCCCAACCATCTAGGTTTAAAATCTGTATTACTGCCTTTTCTAAATTATGTACTTTATTTATATCCATTCTCGTATATCTCGTTCAGTTGTGTAATCCACCTATTAATCTCTTTAGGATTACAAGTACAAGGTTTGTAGTACTTATGATTGAAATATACTGCGTGTAATTGACATAGCATTTCAAACTCCTCAGGAGCTAAGGTATTCTTTTTGTTGTTCCTAAAGTTTGTCCAGTCTATGTAGTCTTGTTTGGTAAATTTACTTTCCATTCCTGCTGATTGTTATTTTGTTAAGTTTATCTTTTCTCTCCTCACACCCACAGTTCTCTCCTAGTATCTTTTTGGTAAGCCACTTGATTCCTGTGTAGGTAGTAATCTTTTCTATTAAGTCTCCTAGTTTCATTTTTTTCTTTTTTGTTTTCTTCTTTCTTGTTTTTTTATAATTGCATTATCTCTTGATTTCATAAACTGCCATCCTGTAATTGGGTGTATCTGATTTTTTATAAGTTCTGTGATTCTGTTCATTTGAATAAGTCTTTAAGGTGTTTCTTTACTTTTCTATAGGTGTTATAAAGTGAGTAATAACTTATGTTTGTTTTGTCGCTTAGAGATTGGAAACTTTCTCCTGAGTCTATGAGTTCAAATACTTTTCTATCATACCAGTATAAAGATTCCATTTCTTTGTTTAGCTTGTCATAAAGTATCTGATAATCTATGTGCAAATCTTGTTGTAACTCTTTGGTTATGTCATCAAGTCCTACTATCTCTACTTTCTTTTCTTTTCTTTTAAGGTCTAAGAATAGCGTTTGTAGGGTTCTATAAACATAGTAGTAATTTACCTCCTGCTCATTGTACATAATATCAGTACCTGACTTGACAAGTCTATCTATCTTGATGTACATCTCCATCACTATATCCTCAGCGGTATCAGGATTAACTCCAAAAGACTCTACTATATCACACCAGTCTTGATGCTTTTTAAAGATTATCTCTAATACCTCCATACCGTTAAATGTAAACCAAACAACAGACACATTATTGTAATCTGATGGTAAAAATCGTCTTGGTCTACATTGTCTTGGTCAGGCTCTAAGTTAGGATTGTAGTATAACACTCCTGCTGATAATCCGTATATTGGTATAATCTGTATATCTACCCCTACACTTCCAAAATCTATTTGCATATATTATTTTTAAAATGGAACTTCTTGTTGTTTAGGATTATGAGGCTCTATGATATTTCTGTGGTTTACCTCAAAACCTACATTATTTATAATACTTTTTAATCTTATTGGTTCGTCTAGACTTGTTGGTCTACCACCTGTATCAATGTCTTTTACTTTCCTAACGTGAATGAGTGAATACATCCAATCTCTAGGGTGTTGTATATATCTGTGTATTACTAGAAAGTCATCAGCTCTGTTTACAAACTTTCCTCCTCCTTCTACATCACTTGCCATTGGTGGTATAGGATGCTCTGCATACTCGTGGTTCTGTCCGTGCTTCTTTCTTAAAGCCTCAGTAGCTGCGTGAGTGTTAAGCCATATGGTAATGTTATTAGTCTTGCAGAATATTCTCATCTCGCTTGTTGCTTGGTAGTCGTACTCGTGTCCACTCAAACCCTTTAATACGTTCTTATCTTTTATAAGAGAGTTGTAAGGGTCTATAAGCAGTCCGTCATAGTGCCAAGCGTTCTTAACGTGTTGAGCTAATTCTAGCACTTGTTTGTAGGTGTATAGGTCATTAGGTTCTATGAACTTAAAATGGTCATTAATCCAAGATACTCTCTTATCAAAAATATCATCCTCTATTTTATTAATTGGCTTTGCTTCTATAAACTCTACCAGTTTTCTTATCAGGGAGTATGGCTCATTCTCAGAGCTAAATACTAGCCATCTTATACTATGTTTTCTAGAGTACAATAACATTAAGTATAGAATCACAGTAGTCTTACCTACGTTAGCGTGTCCCAGTATTACGTTAAAGTTCCCTTTCTTTAATCTAAAGTGTTGGTCTATCTGTGGGATGTCTAATCTATATCCCTCTTTTAATTGTCCTGACCTTACACTTCTTAATTTGTTTATCTGTTCTTCAAAATTTATAAGCATCTGTCTGTAGTTTTTGTCTAAGGTAATAAAAAAGGGGATAAGTTACCCTACCCCCATTAGTTTCTAGAAAGGTAAATCCTCTCTATCAGGAGCAAATGCCTCAGCAGTTACTGCCTCTTGTTTAGGTAAAGAATCTAATTTGTCTACTCTCCAAGATGTTAGGTTAGTAAAGTACTTGCCTTGCCACTCTCTAGCGTTTACGTTGAACTCTACTGCTACTAAGTCTCCTACTTTGTTGTATTGGACAAA